GGTTACGCCCGGGTTTCTCGGTCGGAGGCAGATCGGGGGCTGCTATGTAATGCTCAATTTGGAGCTAAAAAATCGCCCAAGAGCGTTGAGCTAAAAAATCGCCCAAGAGCGTTGAGCTAAAAAATCGCCCAAAAGCTCTTGAGCTAAAAAATCGCCCCAAATCGGGCCGAGTTTGTCCAGGATATGACCGTATCGCCGGAATGCGGACAAATCAGGTGGACAACGGAAGTTGCTGTAACAGCAATAACTTACGTCAGTTATTTTTCTTTTGTCCATAATACCATATTCTTTTAAGTTGATGGGGAAAATAAAAAATAAAGAGAAAAGTATAAAAATAATTCCCAGCCCAGCCATGAACTTGAACTAATATGGTTTTGTGGACAAATCGCACAACTCGTTATTGCAGCAATGAGTTACATTGGCCAGGTGAAAAACAGGAATCTGGTAGTGTGGACAAACGTGGAATCCGGGCCAAATCGGGGCCAAACTCTCGGAAATGTAGAGCGATTGACGGAATACCGCATAAAAGTCTTTACTTTTGCACGAAACGCTTTACTCGTGACGATTATGCCTCGGACCCCGCCAAAGAAAACCAGCCGCCCTCGCACGGAGGAGGGAACCACCGCCGTGAACTGGCGTTTGCCCAAATCGTATCACAACCGCCTCACCGCCTATTCTAAGTCGGTGCATCGTAGCACAGCATGGGTTATTTGCGACCTGATCGACAGCCTACCCGCCTCGTTGGCCCGACGCGAAGCAGAGATCGCGGCAAATCGCCAGCAATCCCATGCCTGACGCGCCTCCAAAGCCATGCCACCACCCAGGCTGTCGCTCCTTTGCGCAGCCGGGCAAGGCCCGCTGCGCGGAACACACCTCGTCGTATGACCGCACGACCCGTCGAAGCAACGTCGCGCTTGAGCGTGCAGCCGTGCTGCGCGGCAGTCCGATGTGGAAACGGGTTCGCACCCACTTCGTTTCGGCCAACCCCGTATGCTGCGACCCGTTCGGCGAGCACGCTCACGGTCCCGAGCCTACCCAAGACGTTCACCACGTCTTCCCTCTCGCCACGCATCCAGAGCGAGCCCTTGATACCGCCAACCTCCGACCGCTCTGCCGCGCCTGTCACAATCGCATCGAGGCGCTGGAGCGCACCGGCACCCCGACGCAATCCCTGTTTAACCTATGAAACGCATCGCGCCTGCACACCCCGTTGCAAGTCTCACCAAATAACATGGCCCGCCCGCGCAAACCCATGCACCTACTCGCTCCGAGTGCGTTCGGTAAAAACCGCAACCGCAACGAGGCGGCAGGTCGCTTCAACCAAGCCCAATACCCCGTGCTACTCCTCGACGAACCGCCCACCGCCCTCGTGCATGACGAGGTAGCCCGGCGTTATTGGGTCGATCTCGCTCCGATGCTGAATCAGCATCGGGTCATGACCCTGGGCGACGTAAACAGCTTCGTCACCTACTGCCGAGTCCTAGCCGACATCGAGCGTGACGAGCACGCGGTAATGCTGGAAGGACGCACGCATATGGGTGACGACGGCGTTATCCGCAAACACCCCTTGATCTCGGTCATCGCCGAGAACCGGCGCATGAGCAACGTCCTCGCGCAGCAGTTCGGACTGACGCCCGCCTCGCGGACGAAGGCGTCCCCGGTGCCGGTCAATGAGCAGAGCGTAAACGAGTTTGCTGACGACTGATGACTATCGAGACCGAGAAGTTCCCCCTGTCGGCCAAAGCCGTCACCTACGCCGAGCAAGTGCTCTCGGGCGATGTGCTCACCTGTAAGTGGGTGCGCTTGGCGTGCGAACGCTTCCTGCGCGACCTCGAACGTGCAGAGACCGATGCGTTCTCCTACCGCTGGGATACCGACAAAGCCGAGAAGGTGATGCGCTTTGCGCAGAAGCTCCCGCACGTTAAGGGCAAATGGGCGCGCAAAGACCCGAAGACCGGAAAATCGCAGCGACTCAAGCTGGAGCCGTGGCAGTGTTTTTGCCTCGGCAACATCTTTGGCTGGGTGAAAAAGACCACGGGTTTTCGCCGGTTTAACCGAGCCAGTATTTACATCCCCCGAAAAGCGGGTAAAGCCCTAGAACTCGACACTTTCATCCCTACCCCGAAGGGGTGGTCCACCATGGGTGATTTGAAGGAAGGCGACTTTGTTTATGCCCCAGACGGCACCGCTACGCGGGTAAAGGCTGTGACCGAAGTGATGCAGGGCCGGCCATGTTACCGAGTAGGCTTCAGCAACGGCGAAACCGTCATAGCAGACGCGGAGCACGAGTGGGTGACGACCGCCAGAGTCAATATGCCGGGGGTGCGCAAAGGCCGCGCTTTCGGGGAGCTAATCAGAGCGCGGACCACCCGCGAAATCGAGCGAACGCTCACTTACGGGGCGCGAAAAGACCTTAACCACTCCATGCCTATGCCCGAGCCGTTGGTCGGCGGACACGACGAGGAGTTACCCATCCCGCCTTACACGCTCGGCGCATGGCTTGGAGACGGAAATACCGACCAACCGCAGATCACCCTTAGTAAGAGCGATGTCGAAATCTTAGAGGCTATAAACGCCGAAGGGATAGATACTCGGGCAATACCGTCTATCCACGCAAGGGGCTTGGGTAACGTCGGAGGTTGGAGGTTAGGGCCGACAAAATCTAGGAGCCCAGAAGACGTTAAGGATCGCCTGCGCACTCGTTTCGTAAAAGCCGGTTTGCTGGGGCAGAAGCGCATACCCAAAGAATATTTGAGAGCATCTAAGGAGACACGTTTAGCCCTGCTACAAGGGCTGATGGATACCGATGGGACGGTGTGCGCCCAAGGCAAAACCTTTGAGTTCTGTTCTACCTTGAAGGGGCTCGCCGAAGATTTCTGCGAGCTACTATCAACCTTCGGAATAAAACACTCTATGTGCGGAGTAGCCATGCGCTGCAACGGCAGGCCGGTAGGAGGCACCGCCTACCGCATCGTTTTCTGCACATTCCGAGACCAAGTTCCGTGTTTCAAACTCCGGCGAAAGCTGGACAGGATGAGGTATTCGGAATCAGGCTCTCGCTCTAGGACGGTCCAGATAGTCTCCTGCGAACCGGTAGAGTCTGTGCCTGTAAAGTGCATTCAAGTCGCTCACCCCAGCCACCAGTATCTTTTTGGTAAATCCATGCTGCCAACACACAACAGCTTCCTGTCGTGCGTGATTGGCTGGTGGATGTTCGCCAAGGACGACGAACCCGGCGCAGAAGTGTATTGCGGCGCCACTACCGAGGGTCAGGCGTGGGAGGTGTTTCGTCCTGCGCGCCAGATGGGCTTGGTCGAGCCCGCGCTGCCGGAGGGTCTGGGAATCGAAATCTTCGGCAACTCGATGAAAAAGACCGACGACGGCTCCCGCTTCGAGCCGGTCATTGGAAAGCCGGGCGATGGAGCCAGCCCGCATTGCGCCATCGTGGATGAATACCACGAGCATCCCGACTCGGTGTTGTATGATACGATGAAAACCGGCATGGGTGCGCGTGAGCAAGCCCTGCTGCTCATCATCTCGACCGCTGGCGACAACCTCTCCGGTCCCTGCCGCGAGGACTGGCGCAACTGCGAGAAGATGCTGGAAAACGCCTTCGAGGACGAAACCAAATTCGCTTGTATCTGGACGATTGACGAGGGCGACGATTGGGCCAACGAGACGGCTATCGCCAAGGCCAATCCGAATTGGGGCGTGTCGGTGAACCCCGACATGGTGTTGCCCGACTTGGAAGAGGCGAAGCGTGACCCCGCCAAACAGGCGGTGTTCAAGACCAAGCAGCTCAATCTCTGGGTCAACGCGAAGAACGGTTGGCTGAACATGGAAAAGTGGAACGCCTGCGCGGACGCTTCGCTACGCATGGAGGACTTTGCCGGTCAGCCGTGCTGGGTCGGCATCGACGCCGCCGCCAAGATTGACGTGTTCAGCGTCGTTGCCGTGTTCGAGCGCGACGACCACCTCGTCGTGTTCCCGCGTCACTTCATGCCCGAGGAGACCATTGCGCTGCCGCACAACAAGCATATGCAGAAGTGGGTCGCCCAAGGCTTTCTCACCGCCACGCCCGGAGCACGCACCGACCAAATGCAGGTCGAGAACATCCTGCGCGAGTGGTCGGGCAAATACTACATCCAAGAGGTTGCCTACGACCCGAAGGAGATTTCATACCTGATGAACCAAGTCCGCACTTGGGCCGGATTCCCTTGCATCGAAATGACGCAAGGCCCGACGCTGATCTCCGAGCCGATGAAAGAGCTGGAGGCGAAGATAAACACGCTGAAGCTTCGCCATACCGCCTGCCCGATGCTGACGTGGATGGCATCGAACGTCATCAAGAAGGAAGCTCGTGGCGGGGGTCCGGTGAAATACTACTATCCGGCGAAGGAAAAAGACGACCGCAAGATCGACGGCGTTGTGGCTCTCATCATGGCGTTATCGCGCCAGATGGCGCAACAAGGGGGCGCTGGAGTCGGGTTTTACTGATTCCGCTCTTGACCTGAGAACGAATCTCAGTAAGTAGCCGGTAATGGTTCGGAATCCGCTACGCTTCGACCGCCAGGCAACGATACTGGCCCCCACCGTCTCGCGTGATGCCGACGGCGGGCCGACCCATACGTTTTCGTCGGCAGGCACCCGCCACTGCCATCGCAGGGATGTCACCTCCCGCGAGTATCGCATGGCGGAGGCGTTGCGTAGCGAAACTACCGCCATTTTCACTTTTCGCTACTTTGACGGGCTGACCGCCCAGCATCGGATACAATGCGAAAACCGCACGTATGATCTCAGCCCGCCCAAGGAGATTGGGCGTCGTCGCTACATCGAG